AAGAAGATCGTATGGGTGTTGAGCTAAATGAGTGGGGCAGGCCCACCCGCTACGCAATTCTGCGTAAGCACCCTGGTGACGTTGAGTTCACCAACTACATCGGCAGTAATGAGAAGCATCTGTTTATTGATGCTGCCGATTTTATACACGTTTTTATGCCTGAGCGCGTCGGGCAGACACGCGGAGTCCCCTGGTTCGCCTCCGTAATCACTACGTCGTGGAATCTCGGTAAGTACGAGGAGGCGCACTGGACGCGGAAGCGTGTACAGGCCAACAGCCTCGGCTGGATCCAGACCCCCGAGCCCGAGACCTTCGGCAGCACCAACCCCGATGGCACGCCCGCCCTGGAGGACAGCAAGCGCCTCTGGAACACCGAGCCCGGCAGCTACAACTTCCTGCTCCCCGGCGAAACCGCCATGCCGCCCGACTTCGGCCCCGACGACGGCCAATACGAAGCGGTGGTCCGCACCCTCGCCCGCCGCTTCGCCGCCGGCTACGGCTGCTCCTACGAAACCCTTAGCCGCGACTTCTCGGACACCAATTACAGCTCCTCCAGGCTCAGCATCCTGGAAGACCGTGATCACTGGCGCGTAATCCAGTCGGTGTTAATTCAGCAGGTACACCAGCGCGTATTTGAGGAGTGGCTCGCCGCGGCCGCGCTCGCTGAGCTGCCTATGCCGATGTTCAGCGACGTATGGACCCGACCTGAGCGCTACAACACCCCGCACTGGCAGGCTCGCGCCTGGAGCTGGGTCGATCCCGCCAAGGAGATGAAGGCCATGGAGATGAGCCGCGCCCTGCAGCTCCAAACCCACGCCGAACAGATCATGGAGTACACCGGCAACGACTTCATGAACACCATGACCACCATCAGCAAGGAGAACGAGATCAAACAAGAACTCGGCTTAAGCGGCGGCGGCGCTCCCGCCCCCACCTCCACCGATCCACCCACGGAAGCCCCCAGCCGCCACATCGAGCCCCTCTACTTAGAGGGCGAGGACGAGCCCATCAACCTCCGCACCGACCTCAGCGCCGCCGCCAAGCCGCAGCGCTAAGCCGCTCCACTGCCCCTTAGCACTTACCGCCCCACCGCCCCTTAGCGCCTCCGCTTATGGCCAACGTCAACGGCACCGAGATCAACCTCATGCCCACCGAGGGGATGCGGACCGAGGCCGAGCGCTACCGCGCCTGGAAGGCCGAGGGACGCAAAGGCGGCACCTCCGTAGCAGCCCGCCGCGCCACCCAAATCCTCAGCGGTAATGAGCTGAGCCCCGCCACCGTCATCACGATGTCCGCCTGGTTCGCTCGCCACGAAGTAGACAAGCAGGGCGATGGCTACTTACCGGGCAGCCCCGCTTATCCGTCACCCGGCCGCGTCGCCTGGGCCGCCTGGGGCGGCGATCCCGGAAAGACCTGGGCCGACGCTAAGGCCAAAACCATAAAAAGCGCCACCGATAGACTGCACAACACAACAACTATGGCCGTGATGGACGCCACCGCCGATCAGCAACGCGAGCTGACGCCAGACCTTACAGCTCCCCAAGTTGCGCTCTACGAAGCCTTGGAGGAAATTGTCGATGATCTCGGTCAGTTTGATCAGGGCATTGGCGCTCACGGCGCTCATTACATGCCTGTTAGCCCCTTCACCAGCGAAGGGATGCAGTGCTCCAACTGCGTCTTTTACGCCGGCCCTCGCGCTTGCGAAGTCGTTGCCGGCGACATCGCCCCCGAAGGCGCCTGCAAGTTCTGGATCATCCCCGAGCAGCTGCTCAGCCCCCAAGCTGACGCCTCAGCCGAAGGCCGTGCCGCTGCCTCTGCCGATGAAGTGCGCCTCGCCGCTAAGTCTGTGCGTGACTACGCAGCCCAACGTGCCGCAGCCGGTGAGCTGAGCGAAGGCGACTTCGTTGCCTGGCAATCCAGCGGTGGTACGGCCCGCGGCCGCATCGAGCACGTCATGCGCACCGGCACCCTCGGCGTCCCCGGCAGCAGCTTCAGCATCGACGCCTCCGCCGACGACCCCGCCGCCCTGATTCGCATATACCGCCCTAAGCAGGACGGCTGGAGCGAAACCGAAACCCTCGTAGGTCACAAGTTTTCGACGCTCCGCAAAATCGAACCCCTCGACGAACCTTCGGACGACAGCGAAGACGACGACCGCACCGCCCCTTCCGACTTAGAACAACGCCCTTACCCCAACGAACACGCCGCCCGCCTCGTAGACCCCGGCCAATTCGATCGCTTCCGCCGCAAGAACAACGATTTCGCCCAAGGCATCGACTCCATTTACGGAATCAAAGGCGACGACCCCGTGCGCCTCCAAGCCCTACGATTCGACGCCGCACGCTTTACAGTAAGCGAAGCTAAGAAGTGGCTTAGCGATCACGACTACACGCCCATCTCCTTTGAGCCCGCTACAGGCAAGTCCATGGACGGCAAAATCGACATCAAGGCCATCAGTAAGGAAGTGCTTAGGCGCGAAGCTCCGCAAGGTCTCCGCGTCGAAGAAAGCACCACTACGGGGCTTACCTTTAGCTTCAGCTCCGAGGCGCCCGTGGAGCGCTGGTGGGGCCGCGAGGTGCTGATGCACGATGACGGCGCCATGGACCTGGCCCGCATGAACGACGGCGGTCCCTGGCTCTGGAACCACAACCGCGACGTGGTGCTCGGCGTCGCCGAAAAAGCCTGGCTCGGCGACGATCGCCGCCTCTACGTCAAAACGAAATGGAGCCCCAACACCACCGAAAAAGGCACCGAAGAATACAAGCGTCGTCGTGACATCGAAGCGGGCATCGTCCGCAACGTATCCTTCGCCTACGAGATCAACGATGTGCGCGAAGCATCCAACGGCGACATGCAAGTAGTGGGCTGGAACGTTCTGGAAGTCTCCTCAGTAAGCGTGCCCGCCGACCAGACCGTTGGTCTGGGCCGCGCACTCGACGACACCAACACATCCACCACGCCACTTACGACGCAAGAAACAAATCAAGCGTCAACCCCTACACTAGAAACTAAGCAGACCGCCGAGCGCGGAGCTGACTTCCCCCAAGATCCTCCATCCATGGAACAAGCCACCAACGTTCAGGAGGTCCAATCCGCCGCTCGGCAGTCCGAGCGTGAGCGTGTTGCGGCCATCCGCGCCATGTGCGCCCAGCACCAGATCGGCACCGATCTGGCTGACACCCTCATCGACAACGAATCCACCCTCGACCAAGCCCGCGAAGCCGTGCTGAACCAAATCGGACGCACCCGCGTCGAAGTCCAAGGTCGCGTCCATGACGACGACTCCGCCGCCCTCGGCCTCACCGACAAGGAAGTTCGCAGCTTCTCCTTCGTCCGCGCCCTCAACCACCTCATCAACCCCGGCGACCGCGCTGCCCGCGAAGCCGCCGCGTTTGAAATCGAGGTCGGCAAGGCTGCCGCCGATAAGTATCAGCGCTCCTCCAACGGCATCGTCATCCCCAACGAAGTGCTCCGCCGCGACCTCGTGGTCGGCACCAGCACCGCCGGTGGCAACCTCGTCTCCACCGACCTGCTGAGCGGCAGCTTCATCGACCTCCTGCGTAACCGCATGGCGATGATGCAAGCCGGCGTCACCATGCTGAGCGGCCTCCAAGGCAACGTAAGCATCCCGAAACAATCTTCCGCCGCGACCGCTTACTGGGTCGGCGAAAGCGGCTCACCCACCGAGAGCCAGCAGGCGATCGAGCAGGTGAACATGACGCCCAAGACCGTTGGCGCCTTCGTCGATTACAGCCGCCGCCTGCTGCTCCAGGCTTCGATCGACGTGGAGTCGATGATCCGTGCCGACCTGGCCAAGATCATCGCCCTTGAGCTGGACCGCGCTGCCATCTACGGCACGGGCTCCACCAACCAGCCCCTCGGCCTGACCAACACCACCGGCATCGGCGCTCAGACGATCAGCACCTTCGGCACCTTCGCCGAGTACATCGGCATGGAAACCGACGTGGCCACCGCCAACGCCGACGCCGGCTCGATGCGCTACATCATCAACGCCGCCGCCCGTGGCGCCCTCAAGAGCACCGAGAAGTCGGCCACCTCTACTGCCCAGTTCGTCTACGAGAACGACGAGATCAACGGCTACCCCGTGATCGTGAGCAACCAACTCACCACCAACGACTGC